GGTGCTGGAGCAAATGCATAATAATTAATAATCAAGGTGAAAATGATAACAAATGGAGATACTACAGAAGCAAAAAAATCAGTAGAGACTAGAAAGAAATTAAACTTTTGGGCTAGACTAATATTGAGTTTAGTCATATTTGGAGCATTCTTTATATTACTATATTTACTATTCTTTGGAACAGTTGGTGATACTTATCGTGACATAGTGAACATACTCGTAGGTACATATGTGGCTGTCCTAACTAAGACGGCTGACTACTGGTTTAAAGATAAGGATGATCCAGAACATAAAGAGTCACAAGACTTAAATAGCAGCGGAGAATAATAATGCCCGCATGGGATGCATCAAGACAGAATAATACAAATTCAACTAGGACTTATAGAGATTTAAATTTAAATTTCTCTAGTAATCCAGTTACACAAGATGTAACTGATGTTTCTGATGTGAATGCAGTTAAAAGGTCTATTCGTAATCTATTACTTACTCGACATTATGATAGACCTTTTCATCCTGAAATTGGTTCAGGAATATATGAATTACTTTTTGAAAACTATGGCCCAATCACAGCCAATAGATTACAAAGGGCAATAGAAGAATTACTTGGAAATTATGAACCTAGAGCAAGAATAACAGAAGTGGATTGTCAACCACAACCCAATTCAAATTCTTATAATATAATAATTCATTTTTATGTGGAAAATGTTGAGACAGAACTCCAAGAATTTCAAACAATTTTAGAAGCGGTAAGATAATATGGCTACAAATTCAAAAGGAAGAATAGAGATTACCGATTTAGATTTTGATTCAGTTAAATCTAATTTTAAAACATTTCTTTCACAACAATCACAATTTACAGACTATGACTTTGAAGGGTCTAGTATGGCAGTTCTTATGGATCTCTTGGCATACAATACTCACTATATGGCCTTTCATGCAAATATGCTTGCAAACGAAATGTTCATAGACACTTCATTAACTAGAGCTGCATCGGTATCTCATGCAAAAGCATTGGGTTATACACCATCCTCACCAAAGGCATCTAATACAACTGTTACTATTACTGTAAGTGGTGTTCCTATTGCACAACAATCATTAACTATGAATGCAGGAACTATTTTTACTTCTTCAGTAAATGATACTTCATATAACTTTGTAACTATTGGAGATGAAACTGCAACTTCTGAAAATGGTACTTTTGAATTTACTGATATTAGAATTTATGAGGGTACTAGGGTTAGATATACCTACACTGTAAATTCATCAAACTTAGAACAACAATTTATAATACCTTCAGCTGCTGTAGATACTACTACCTTAGTTGTATCAGTACAAGCATCTTCAAGTGATATTACCACAGAAACTTATACCTTGAATACAGACTATTCAACTCTTACACCAACAGCACAAACTTATTTTTTACAGGAAATAGAAGATGGACAATATGAAGTTTATTTTGGAGATGGTGTTACTGGTAAGAAACCTATCGATGGAAATATTGTCATCTTAGATTATGTTGTAACTAATGGTACATTAGCAGATGGTGCAAAAGCATTTACTGCTGCATCTACTATCGGGGGATATTCTGATATTGCAGTTACAACAACTGGTAGTAATTCTTCTGGTGGAGGTGATGCAGAAACAGTTGACTCCATTAAGTTTAATGCACCATTGAAGTATGCAACTCAAGGTCGTGCTGTAACACCAGATGATTACAAGGCCATCGTTCCTTCAGTCTATACTAACATTAAGTCGATTCAATGTTGGGGTGGAGAAGATAATGAGCCTCCAATATATGGGAAAGTCTATGTTGCAATAAGACCGAATACAGGAACATCCCTAACCACTACAACCAAGAATTCTATTGTTACTAGTTTAAAAAAATATAATGTTGCATCTATTGTTCCAGAAATAGTTGATGCAGAAATCTTGTATTTGGTTTTGGGAGTAACCGCAAAATATAACTCTACATTGACAGAAAAATCTAAATCAGATATTAAGGCTTTAGTTGATACAACTGTAAGTTCTTTCAATACAAACAATCTTCAAAAATTCGATAGTGTATTCAGACATTCAAATCTTTTAAAGTCTATTGATGATACAGATCCGTCTATACTTTCCAGTACTGCAACTTTGAAATTAAAAAGGGTTGTTACACCTACCCTAAATGCAATTACAAAATATACAGTTAGTTTTAATAATGCTGCATACCATCCAGCTATAAATTGGTCACAGACTGTAGTAGAATCTACTGGATTCTATTTGTCTGGAAATACCAACGAACAGTTCATTGATGATGATGGAAATGGTAACATTAGAACTTTTTATCTTTTGGGTGGTACTACAAAAACTATCACTAATGCACAAGCTGGAACAATTAATTATAATACAGGAGAAGTAGTTTTGACTTCATTCAATATTACCTCAGTAACTAATTCTAGTGGTACAATAGATGTGACTGTTAAACCAGACTCTAATGACATCATTCCAGTAAGACAACAAGTTATAGAAATTGATACTGTTGCATCAACTGTAGTTGCAGAAGTCGATGACTTTGCAACTGGAAGTGCAACGGCCGGTGTAGGATATTCTACATCTAGTTCAACTGCTGCTGTAGGAAGCACATACACTACATCGTAATATGGCGAGTACGTTTTTAGATGAAAAGATCTCATCCTTTATAGAAGATAAGTTTCCAGAATTTGTACAAAACGATCATCCTGTTTTTGTACAGTTTCTAAGGGAATATTATAAGTTTCTTGAAGCTGCAAAGATTACTCTCACCAATGTTCTCCAAACAGACCAAATCCTTTTAGAAAATAAACTTACTACAAACTATCTTGCTAATGAGTTTGATGGTTCAAGATTTGTTTATGAAAATTCTACATATGGAGCATTTCAAAAAGATGAAACAGTAACAGGACAAACCTCTGGTGCCACTGCTACTATTCTCGCAGAAGATAATTCTAATGCTGTTCTTTATATTGAAGCAAATAGACATTTCCAAGTTGGTGAAATAATTACTGGTGGTACTTCTGGTGCAAGAGCAACTATTGGTAAGTATCAAGGTAATCCAGTACAGAACATTCAACAACTCTTAGAATACGTTAATGTTGATAAAACTGTCAATGATTATCTAGATCATTTTAGAGAAGCATACCTTACAGCAATTCCTAATACATTAGCTACAGGAGTTTCCAAAAGAAAATTAGTCAAGAGTGTTCGTGACTTGTATCGTGCAAAGGGTACAAGAAAAGGTCATGAAACATTCTTTAGATTAATGTTTGATGAAACACCTGAACTTACCTACCCCACAGAAAATATTCTTAAAGTTTCTGCTGGTGATTGGTCTAGTGATACTATACTTAGAATTGTTGCTACAGAAAATGATCCTAATAATTTATTAGGTCAAACTGTAACACAAACATCAGATGTTGCAAATAATATTGAAACAGCATCTGCGGCTGTAGAAGCAGTTCTTCAATTACAGGAAGGTGAGACAACAGTTTATCAATTAATATTAAACGTAGCATCTATAACTGGTACATTTATTGCAGGGGCGGAAGTTACAGGAATTGATAATTCAGATCTAGATGTATCTATTGCAGGAACAGTACAACCAGTTCTCATAGGAGCAACTGTAACAGAGGGTGCAGCTGGTTATACTACTGATGATACTGTTACTATTACAAGTGCAACTGGACAGAATGCATTAATTAGTATCGTAGATGTGGCCTCAGGTGAAATTGGTCAAGTAATTATTGATAATCCAGGCACAGGATATAATGTAGGTGATCCTTTATTTTTTAATAATACAAATACTGAAGGGTCTGGTGCTTCTGCGATTGTTTCTTGTATAGGTGGTGCGATTGCTCCAGAATCGGGAGATATTGCAGCATATGGTATGGAAACTTTTGACCATATAGTATATGAGGAAGGTACAGAATCTACAGATGCATATACTGGTAATCAGATACAATTTGAAGATGGAACATGGGGTGCTTCTAATGGTGGTCTTAATCTGGCAAGTGAATCTGGTGAAGTTGTAAACGTAACAGTATTTAGTCCAGGCTCTGGTTATGAGAAAATGCCAACAATCACTCCGGCCACTCATAGACTAACTTATGCAGAAAATGCACTTACTACTTCTGGTCAATTTATTGCAGGGGAGACAATTACTAATGATGCAACTCCAGCAGTAAGTGCAACTATTGTAACATATCTTAGAGGTAAAATTACTATAGCAGAATCCACAGGATCTTTTGCTGATGGGAATATTATAACTGGTTCTACTACTGGTGCAAAAGCAACTCTTACTGGTGCTCCTGCACTTGGAGCAAATGCAACTTTTGTTGGATGGTCATCTTCTGGATTAGGTGCAATATCTGGTGTAGAGGTTACTAATTTCGGAACAGGATTTGCAACTGCACCATCTGCAACTGTTCCTGTCAAGATGTTACTTACCAGAAAAATTATTGGTGGGACTGTTCAAGCAAATATTACCCTTGCAACAGCATTCTCTGCTGGTGATACTATAGTAGGACAGAGCTCTAATGCTAGGGGGGTGGTAACTTCATGGGATAATGCAAGACAAACTCTTACAGTTAGAACTACTCAAGGAACTTTCCAAAGAGCAGAAACACTTACAAGAGGTGCTGGTACAAACTATGCAGTACTTTCAGAAATTGCACAGGGTGAGTTATCAACTACAATAGGAACAGTAGGTACAACTGCTGGTGCATTCAATAATGATAAGGGTAAGATTAGTGAATCTTTGATGAGGATTCAAGACTCGTACTATTATCAAGATTTCTCTTATGTAGTTAAGGTGGGGGCTGCAATTAAGGATTGGAGAGCAGAGATTAAGAAGGCCGTTCATCCTGCTGGTTTTGCAATGTTTGGTGAGGTAAGTATTACTAATAAGGTTGCAACCTTAATGACTGTACCAGTTACAGGAATTACTACTGAAACTCCAGCACTTGCAAGTCTCTTTGAGGCTGTCCTTACTACAGTCGTTGGTAGGAGACTTGGTACTGATGAAACTGGTACTGCTGTTCCACAATCTTATCCACAACAATATGCAGTTACAGGAGATATTAAATTATCACCAGATTATCAATTCCAATTAGAAACAGCTACAACTGGTTATGATGAAAATGCTATTCTTGCAGATGTTGATTATTTAATATTGGAAGATGGTGGATATGTACTTAATGAAGATGTGGGAAGTGGTGCTACTGCATTAAACACTATAACAAATATCACTACAACAAATCTTGGTGTTGGTTATCCTATATCTGGGTTATCATTACCATTAGGTACAACTATTGTTTCCATAGATACTGCAAGTACAGCAACTGCAAAATATCCTGCCCCACCAGCTGCAGATGCTCCTGCTCAAAATAATGTATGGCATAATAATGGTGAAATTACTATTTCTCAGAATGCAATAACAAATACAGAAGATGAAACCTTTTGGGTATCAGTTCCATACACAACTGAATATTCAATAGCAAATACTCTGTTAGGTGAAACAGAAATCAAGGGTACAACTAATCATGTTGCTGGTACTTTGAAACGTGGTAGTCATCTTGGACATGAACCACAACTATTCAGTACGATAGAATCTATTACTAGATCTGGTACTACTGCAACTGTAGAAACTACAGGGCCACATGGTATACAAGCAGGAGAACAAGTTGAGATTACAGGAGTTACAACCGCAGGATATGATGGGGTATATGAAGTTATAGCATCTGCAACAGATGATACATTTACGATTACAGTATCTAATAGTCTCACAACTCCAGCCACAGTAGGTGTGGGTAAAGCAAAACTTGTATCTCCATTTGATAATTCAACTAGAGATGTTACATTACGATCTCATAAAGATGTTTCTATATATCCAATTTATAGTGGATGGTGGTCAGGTAGTCAGAAAAAAGATCATGAGTTATTTGTTCTTACAGGAAATACTACTAGTGGATCTAAAACAGTTACTAATATTACAACAACAAAAATAAATGTAGGAATACCTTTAGGTATTATTGGTACTGGAATTCCTACAGATGCCAGATTTAATTCTATTACTACAGAGGGAACTAATAATAATGGGACTATTACTCTAACTCATGCAGCCACAACTACTGCAACTGGTGTGTCCCTTATATTTACTGGCGTAACTCAATCAAATAGATATGGTTTAGGCCCAAGACAAGTGAATGCAATGAAGTATATGTGGGCAACCCCACCAACTGAGTATGCTGGGGGTCTTACTGATACTTTGGAAAATCATCAAATGTTATTAGAAACAAGTACACTTACTAATGATGATATTTTATTATTAGAACAGGATGTATTGACGGATGTAGATTTTACAGTAACAGTAGCTGGTGGTAAGTTTGTTATAGATGGAACAAGTCAGAAGGAATTAGAACTTGATGGATCAAGATTCTATCGTTTTGATGTAAGTGATAGTTCTGTTAATGGTCATCCTTTTAAAATTTCAGAAGATTCAGATGGTACTCATAATTCAGGAAGTACAGAATATGTTGGAGCCTTACCAGAAAGTGGAGAAGAAGGAATAAATGCGATTGATTATGAATTTGTATTAGAGACTGCATCTGAAACTGAGGGTAACACTAATTTTATAATATTAGAAGATGGTGGAAATATGATAGGACAAACCTATCAGAGAGTGTCAACGTATGGTACTGCTGGTACATCTGGAGCATATGTTGATATATTCACAGAAAATATTACACAGGAATTATATTATTATTGTTCCAATCATTCTGGTATGGGAAGTAGTTTATCAATCACTTCAAGAATTGGTGGAGAAGTTATAAACGAAGCTTATCAACTTGGAGGTGCAGCTGCAGTTGAGAATATACTACTTGAAGATGGTGGGTATATACTTTATGAAACCGATACAGATCCAGAATCACAAAGTGTGATGGTAAGTGAATCATCTACTATTACATATAGTTCATATACAGAAGATGCTCCAAGTAGAATGGATGATCAGATGGCATATGCATATCCTAATATTATTAGGAGAGAATCACCAGAGTCAGGAACGGATAATGTAGATGCTGGAGGTGCTGGTGTATATGATACTACTATGGAATATACTAATATTAAAATTTGGGATCATGAATCGAATGTACATC